ATGGCGTTACTGCCCGTGGATTACCCGACCCACCAACCCTGACTGTAAGGAGCACGGCAATGGAGCACAGGTTCACCCTGTTCAGGGGTCTTGAATCCCTGCGCATCGTCATTGAGGATGACCGGCCGCAGCATGAGGTGGTGGGTGACCTTGCCCGGTACCTGCTGGATGATGTGAACCTGACGGCGACCGGGCCGAATGATGATGACGCGCATGAGAAGTCCCTGCGGGAGGCGGTGGCTCAGGCCACGGGCTGGCTGTCCGCGGCGCAGGCGGAGCTGGAGGAGTTCAACACGCGCAGGGCTGTGCGGGACGGTACGGTCCCGGATCAGGGTTAGACTTCCCGTGTCGGCTCTCCGGCGGCCCTGACCAGCCGTGTGGAGAGCCGCTTTTTTTGTGTCCCGTCCGTGTAGCCTATGTACACTGCCACCTAACGGGGCTAAAGTAAGTAATACCAACAAAGCAACAAACCAAGGGAGTGGTTGAAGTGGCACGGTTCATGAGCGTGAACCAGATGGCGAAACTGTCACTGGCGCAGGTAGCGAACGAACTGAACGGCGACGAACTGTACAAGACGGTGGCCGCCCTCAACGATGATGTGATGGGCTGGATGGTCGAAGCCGTTGACCCGGCCGCCTGCGATCACACACCCGACCAGCTGGTCGAGAATGTCATGTGGTGCACGCAGTGCGGACAGGTGAGGGTGGTGGCATAGGTGATGGGCTTCGTCTTCGGTTGCATCGGGTTCACCGGGTTCCTGCTCCTCGTGAACATGGTCATCAGGTACGCGTCGAAGCGGCACCTGCGCAAACAAATCCAGAGGTCCGAGGAGCTCCTCGACGCGTACGCACTGCTCCGGCAGACGTACCCGATGGAGGTCCGGGCCGAGCTGGACCTTAGGGCTCACAACCTCAACAATGTGGTTGATGATATGCGCGACCTGTACGGTCGCCTTTACCAGAGAGAAGGATAGTCATGAAGGTCAGGTCAGGAATCTTATCGGTCGGGGCGGCGGCACTGCTGGCGTTGTCCGCCTGCGGTGTTCCGTTGTCGGGTCCGGTGGGGGCTCCGAACAGTGTTGCGGTGCCGTCCACGGCGACTCCTCCTCCGGCGACGGTTGACCCGCCACCCGCACCGGCACCGGTCGTGGTGACACCTACGCCGACGCCGACGCCGACACCGGCCGTGGTGACGCCGACGCCGACCCCGGTCCCTGCGCCCGCACCGCAGGCCGCACCGGCACCAGCCCCGGCCGCTGATCCTACCCCGGCATCGGATGTGTCCGAAACGGTATACCTTTCGCTGTGGGAATCACACTGGCCGGGGACGAGCGGTCAGGCCGATGTGATCGGCAAGAGCATCTGCAAACTGTTCCATGGCGGTGCCTCGTTCTACGCGGTGGGCGACTACATCAAGACGTTCGGTTTTTCGGATGCTGACGCGGGTACGATGATGGGTTTGGCGATCACGAACTACTGCCCGGAGGTGTCGATTCCGTGAGTGAGCTTCTCGCGTTTGCGTTGGGGCGCGGTACGGCGGCGAACGGTACTGACCGTGAGTTCGCGCGGGCCGCGTTCCTGCACCGGTTCGGGGCGATGCATTTGGAGGCGTGGGAGAGCGGGTTCGATGCGGGTGCCGAAAATATTCTGAACTAGTTTCCTGTAGCACTTTACACCACTACCTAACCCGGCTAAGATAAAAGTACAAACAAAGCAACATCAAACCAAGGGAGTGGTTAGAATGCGCGAATACAACCCGAACGAAACGAACGGCCTCCTCAATGGAGCCGAGTACCACGACAGCGTGGACTACACCGAGCAGTACAGCCTCGCAGACGTTGCAGCAGCCGGTGGCAAGATCACCCGGGTCCGGCTCCTCACCGAACGGTGGGCCAGCGGCAGGATCGCCGACGTCAGCTACATCCACGCAACCCTCCCCACCGGCCAGACCGTCCCCGTCCGGGTCGGCATGGACAGCGCCCCGATGAACCAGATCAAGGGCGCGATGATCGACTGGGCCAAGCGGGAACACGTCTTCGCCAAGGGCCTCGGCCTCCTCGACGAGTCCAACTGGTCGGTGATGTACTGATGGGCATCGGCCAGCACATGCGGAGCCTCGCGGAAACGCAATGGTACTACTGCTCCCAGACCGAGAAAGCCGAACCCGTCCGAGACGGCAAATGCATCATCTGCGGACAGAAACCGCAAACCTACTAGACCAGCAAAGCCCCGGGCTCCCCTCCCGGGGCTTTCGCTTGCCGCGGTAACTAACCCCGGCGTGTCCACGGGGCGTCAGTAACCCGGTGCCACGGTAGTCTTCACCTGAACCCAAGCGGCTTAGGAGACAACGTGGCGACCGTTCCCGGCACCAAATATGAAGTGCTCGTCGGCATCAACTATCCGCCCGACAATACGCGGGCCGAGTCTGGTGCCGTCGTGGCCGACCTGCCCGCCTACGCGGTCAAGTCCCTGCTCGCTCAGGGTGTTATCCGGGAGGTAGAGCAGTGACTTTTCGTGCAGGCAAACTGAGTGCGGTGGCGATTGACAAACTGAACGCCTCCCCGTTCCTGAATTCCGCGGACTGGACCTCCTCCCTCGGCACCGCCGACGTGACCCACATGGGGTCTCAGGGCAAGGAGTTCATCGCCGGGCTGTCCGACGGTTCGGTGACCATGGCGGGCATGTTCGACGCCCTGAACACGGTGCAGAACCCGACCGGGCTGTCCGCTGACGCGTTCTTCGATTCCATGATCGGTGCCGTGAACGACTACCCGATCACCCTGTTCTTCGACGGCGGGTACGCGGTCGGCCGCCGCTGCCAGATCGTGATCGGCAAATCCACCTCCTATGACACGTCGTCCCCGGTGGGCGGTGTTACCGCCATCAAGTACGGTGCGCAGGTGAACGGCCGGTCGAACGACGGGTACTGCCTGACCGACGGTGTGGCGCTCACCACAGCCGCAGCGGCGAATTACGGGTCCGTTGATAACGGCGCCCTCGTGACCTCCACACCCAACGGGCTGACCGGGACGATCCACGTCTTCGCGAACACGTGGACGGGCACCACGTCCGTGAAAATCCAGCACAGCACCGACAACTCTGTGTGGGTGGACTTCGCGACGCAGACCGTGCCCGCAGCCACACAGGCCGGGTACATCATCAACGCATCCGGCACCCTGAACCGTTACGTCCGCGCACAAATCACCCCGGCCACCGGCTCCGGGTCCATCAGTGTTCTCGTGGCATTCGCCCGAAACTAAGTAAAGGAGAAAGCAATGACCACGTTTGTTCACGGTAAATTCGCCAGCATCAAGATTGGCGACTCGACGCAGACACTGTACGACCTGTCGCCGATCACCACGTCCGCGGACGCCCCGCGCTCGCTGGCGACCGCGGAAACCTCGCACTTCGGCTCGTCCGGCAAGGAGTTCATTGTCGGCCTGTCCGATGGAACCCTGTCCGTGGCCGGTAACTTCGACGCCACCATTGACGCGAAGATCAGCGCCGCCATGGACGCCATGGCCGCCGGGACCATCCCCTACATTCCGGTCGAGTACGGCCCTGCCGGGACCACGACCGGTAACCCGAAGTACACGTTCAACGCGATCATCACGAACTACACGTGTTCGTCCCCCGTGGGCGGCGTTGTGACGATCAAACTGGACGCCCAGCGGACGGGTGTCACCACCCGCGCCGTCTACTAAACCGCGCAGTAACCAAAACAAGGAGAGTGACCATAGTGTCCATTGACGAGAACAACGGCTTCGTGGAGGGTAACCACCCTGACGCGTATGATGCCCGAGGCAACTTCCGCGGCAACCTGCCCGACGAGGAGATTGGGCGCACCGCCGTGGTGTCCCCGGTCCCGGTGAAGGCACAGCCCGGGTTCAATTCCGAGCACACCGACGGGGTGCTGCCCGGCGTGTCAACACTCCTCACCCAGCCGGTGTCCGAGGAGGGCGGGTTCAAGGCCCCCGGCGGGAACACGCGGGAGGCGATCCGTGCCCGCATGAACGCGGTCAAACCGTACACGTCGGTCCCGGTCCGGGTGGACGAATGGGACGCCGACTTCGAGGTCCGTTCCCTGTCGCTGGGTGACCGGAACGACATGATGGCTACCCTGCTCGGTGACGGCTCCGGCGCACCGGATACCCGCAAAATGTTCCCCACCATCATCATTGCCTGCACGTACGACGTGAACGGTGAGAAGGTGTTCACCCCTGAGGACGAGGCGTGGCTGAACTCGCTGCCCGCGAACCTTGTGGACAAGATCGCGCTGCCCGCCATGAAACTGTCCGGCATGGGTCAGGACAACGCCGTGGACGCCGCAGCAAAAAAATCCTCTTCGACGGAAGACGCCGAGTAGCTTTCATCGTCGCGGAAAGGACGGGCCGTACGTTGCATGAACTGTTCAACGGCGGCCCGTCCTGCGAGGCGATGACGGCGGCGGAGTTTGACGAGTGGATGGCACTTATCACCGTCGTGGAGAAGCACGAGCAAGAGGAAGCTAACAAGGGGTAGGAGGTGGCGCGGTGGCCATGATTGACGTTGTTGCCCGGTTGACGGGTAACGCCAGCGGCATGGTGGCCGCGTTTACCGAGGCCGGGGTGGCGGCGAAGAAGTTTCAGGCGCAGGCCGAAACGTCGGGTGCCGCCTCAGCGGCTGCCAACGAGAAGCTGGTCACCTCCATCGGGAAGATCAGCATGGCGGCCGGGGCGGCGTTCCTTGGTGCCGGTGCCGTTGCGGTGGACATGGCGATGAAGTTCCAGAAGTCCACGGAACTGTTGCAGACCGCGGGCGGGATGACGCAGGAGAACCTCGACAAGGCCCGGGCGGGTATCCTCGCGATCAGCCAGTCCACCGGTGTGGCGGCTGAGGACCTGTCGCACGGCATGTACATTGTGTCGAAGGTCACAAAGGATGCGGGGGATGGTCTGCTGATCCTGAAGGCCGCCGCACAGGGTGCCGTTGCTGAAGGCGTGGACATGGCCACGATGACGACGGCCCTGACCTCCGTGATGACCACGTACAACCTGTCCGCGAAGGATTCCGTGAAAACGGAGAACGCGCTGGTCGTCGCGGCGGGCGCGTCGAAGACCACGATGCAGGAGTTCGCCGGGTCACTGTCCACGGTGCTGCCCATCGCCCAGTCCGCGCATCTGGGGTTCGATCAGGTGGCCGGTGCCATCGCGACCATGACCCAGCACGGTACCAGCGCGCAGGAAGCCACACAGGAACTCCGCAACGGCATTCAGGCGCTGCTGTCCCCCAACGCGGTGGCGACGAAGGAGATGGGCCAGTTGGGCCTGTCCTCACTGGATGTGGCCCAGAACCTCGGCAAACGGGGCCTGACCGGCACCGTCCAGCTGCTCACCGAGGCGGTCCTGTCGCACAGCAAGGGCGGTGAGGTGCTCCTCGGAACGTTCAAGCAGTCCCAGATGGCGGGTCAGGCCCTGAACACCATGTTCGGGAACATGCCGCCGAAGCTTCAGGAACTGGCGAACAAGTACATCAACGGCTCCATCACGATGAAGGATTTCAACAAGGAGATAGGCCACCTTGACGGCAGGACCCAGAACATGGGCCGCCAGTTCGAGGTGCTGTGGAAGCAGACCAACGGCTTCTCCGACGCCCTGCGCGGCGGGTCCCCGGCGGCGCAGACGTTCGTCGGTGCCATGTCCAAGATGATGGGCGGTGCGACGGGTCTTCAGGTCGCGATGATGCTCGGCGGTGACAACATGGCCGGGTTCCAAGCCCGTGTGGGTGAAGTGGGTGCGGCCATGAAGAAGGGCGGCACCGATATCGCCACGAACGCGGACACGCAGAAGACCCTCGCCCAGCAGATCGCCCGGACGAAGGCCTCGTTTGAGGCTTTGATGATCACCATCGGCACCCAGCTGATGCCTCTGGTGTCTGACCTGACGAAAAACTTTTCGGACTTCATCAATTTCCTTGCCTCCCATCAGGGCGTGTTGCAGGCCGTGGCCGTGGCCGTCATCGCGATTGGGGCGGCGTTCGCCGAATACCTTGTGGTGTCCAAGGCGTGGCTGATCGTCAGCGGCGCGGTACGACTGGCCGTCGCCCTACTCACCGGCTCGTTCGGTGAAATGTCCGCGGCGATGGACGCTAACCCTGTCGGTATCGTGGTGGTCGCCCTGACCGCGCTGGTCGCGGGACTGATCTACGCGTACAACCATGTGGGCTGGTTCAAGGACGCCGTGGACGCGTCGTGGAAGTTCATCCAGACCGCGGTGAAGGTGGTGGTGGACTGGTTCGTGCACACCGCCCTGCCGTGGCTGGTGGGCGGCTGGGACAACCTTGTGAAGGCGTGGCAGTTGGGGGCCAAGCAGATCAGCGACTTCTTCAAGGCCATTGGGGATATCGCGAACTGGCTGTGGAAGACGATCCTGAAACCGGTGTTCGACGGGATCGCACTGGCGGCGAAACTCCTGATCACGATCATTGGAACTGTTCTCATTACGCCGTGGGTCATCATGTTCCACCTCCTCGGCGACGTGATCAGCTTCTGGTGGAAGAACTTTGTGTCTCCGATCTTCCACTGGGTGCAGGACCTGATCGGCACGGTCTGGAAGTGGCTGTCCGACAACGTGTTCAAACCGATGGGTGACGCCCTCGGCGTCCTCGGTGAGGCGTTCGACTTCTTCTGGAAGCACGGCGTGATGCCGACATGGAACGGCATCATGGACGTGATCCGTACCGTCTGGGACTGGATCAGCAAGAACGTGTTCGGTCCCATGAAGACGGACATGGCGGCGGTGGCGGCGGCGTTCACGTTCGCGTGGCAGCATGTCATCGCCCCGGCGTGGCAGGGCATTCAGGACGGGGCGAAGACCGCGTGGAACTGGATCAGGGATAACGCGTTCAACCCGCTGAAGTCCGGCATCCACGCCATCGGTGACGCGTTCGACGCCACCCAGAAGTTCATCGGGCAGGCGTGGGACAAGATCAAGGGTGCCGCGTCCGCCCCGGTGAAGTGGATTGTTGACACCGTGTACACGCACGGCATCGAAGCGGTGTGGAACAACATCGCCTCCTCGGTGGGGCTGGACCTGAAACTGCCCAACGTGTCCGTCGGCTTCGCAACCGGTGGTATCGCCCCGGGCTGGTCCCCGGGCCGTGACAATCAGGTCATTGCCGTGTCCGGCGGTGAGGCGATCATGCGGCCGGAGTGGACTGCCGCGGTCGGTGCCGACCGGGTGCATGCGATGAACGCGATGGCCCGGTCCGGGAACATGTCCGGCATCCGGTCGATGATGGGGTACGCGGACGGCGGGATCGCCGGGTTCTTCAACAATGTGGCCGGGAACATCAGTTCCTTCGTGTCCAACCCGTTGGGCGGGTTCATGGACCTGATCAAGAAACCGGTGGACGCGATGCTGGCCGGTATCGGCGGCGGTAACTGGGGGAAGATGTTCGCGGCGCTGCCGGAGAAACTGGTGAACACGCTGATGGGGCATGCGAACCCGCCGTCGGCTCCCGTGTCCGGCGGGACGGGCACGTTCGTGGCCGGGGGCGGTGCCGGGGGTGCCCAGCGGTGGGCGGGGACCGTGTTGCAGGCCCTGAACATGGTGCACCAGCCCGCGTTCCTGCTGCCCTCGGTGCTGCGCCGCATGAATCAGGAATCGGGCGGCAACCCGAACGCGATCAATAACTGGGACTCCAACGCGGCGATGGGTGACCCGTCGCGGGGCCTGATGCAGACCATCGGTTCCACGTTCGCCGCCTACGCCATGCCCGGGCATAATACGAACATCTACGACCCGTTGTCGAACATCCTCGCGTCCATGCGGTACGCCCTGTCCCGGTACGGGTCGCTGGCGAACGCGTACGACCGGGCGGGCGGGTACGCGATGGGTGGCGTTGTCCC